ATCAACAGTTGCCGAATGTCCTGGGGACCGGAGCCAGGCCGAATGGGAACCGCGCCACCAGGCGGAATGCGGAAGTTGTTGTGCAGTTGGCGAGCGTCGGTTTGCAGGTAGAAAAAGCCAGGGAAGTTGGCGAACATGCCTGCATCAAGCAGGACGCGCCACGCTTCTGTCAGCGCCTTGGTGGAGTTGCCGAGGAGAGCGCCAAGGCCGATAGGCCAGAAGCCAAACCCTGGAATGTAGGGGAACAGGACAAACACCTCACGCGCCACAGGCAGGGCGTTGTCGTCTTCGGTTTCGAGTACATTGGATCGGATTTCGAGGATCTGCTTGGATTCAACATGGATGGTCACGCGCCACGGCAGCGGCAGACCCGACGGCTTGCCCTTGACCTTGTGTTCGAAACCCTCGATGTCGAGTTCGCAGTAGCATTCCCAGATCTGATGGTCTTCGTCTTCGACGCGGCTGGATTTGGTCGTGCCCTGAGTTTGCGCCACCTTGTCGTCAATGGCGTTCTGCTTTTGGTTGGATGTCATGAGATCGACATCGCGATACACGCCGAGGATCTGCATGCGCTTGAGCACGGACGGTCGCATCATGATTTCGTGGGTGATGCGGCGGGCTGTTTCGAGGTTCACTGCGCCGTCCGCCACGATCAGATCTTGCGGCACAACGCACTCGCTGACGGGGCGATTGCGCAGCGGCGACTTGTAGACCTTCTTGAATCCTGCGCCGGTCGTTGACCGCCACAGCAGCATGCGCTCGGTGTCGGGCCCGAACGAGGTCTCGACCGCCGTCAGGTAATGGTTGAAATCCTTCTCCAGCGCTTCGGCCTCGTCATCGCCGCTTTCGATCCCGCCAAGATAAGCGTCATCGTCGTCGGACGACATTTTGACCGGGCCGCCCGCTGGCAACAGTTCCGCCGCGGCCGTTGCCTGGGATCGAATGATCGCATCGGCAAGCATTGGATGCATGACGGTCGAATAGGCCCCGCCACTTGCACCTTGAGCAGAACCGTTCGGCTTGACGCCGAGGCCCATCAACTCGATATAGCTGGCGACGTTGGATCGCCACGTTGCGCAACTGGCCTCGTCAGCCTCGATGCCGTCGATCAGGTCAGCGGCAATGGTGGCGAGCTGGCTATCATCAAGCTCCAGCGCAATGTTAGGATCGGACTCCTTCGACGGGTCGTCGTCGTCCGACTGACCGCCCGAGGGATCGATCGTGATGTCACCATTGGAATGGTGGATGTGAAGCGCGCCGGTGTCCGGGTCGATCTCTGACGATACGATGTCGTCTGGATCAGGCCACGGCGACTGATTGCGGTCCATTGCTATGCCGCCGACTTGTTGGCAGCCGGCGTCTGCATCGTGCGCAGTTCACCGTTCAGCCGCTCCATTTCGTCCAGAACGTATTGGATGTCTGCGGCTTTTGGCATTGGCGCCCCGACCGCATGGCTATCGCACGCCGCGCAGATTGATCGCGCGTGCGCGGCCAGGATAGCAACGAGGTTCGATGCGTTGATTGTGATGGTGGACATTGCGCCTCCGGCGGATGACAACGCGGGGAAACGCAACAGACCTTAAAACAGAGCGTCGTACACGGGAGGAAGTTCTGGCTCTAACTTAGCCCCGGCGATTTCCGCCTCGCGAACCTCTTCTTGGTGGCGCAGCTTACCCATTTTGCGTAGCTTCGACAACCCCTGAGTGAGGGCGTCGGTTAAATCTCTATACCGATGACGCGGGAAGATCGACGTTTCCTCAATGACTGTGTCCGCCCAGTCACGGTCGGGAGCGTAAACGAGGCCTCCAGATAGCAAGCCCTGGATGGCCACGGCGCGCGCAACCTTATCGCCTTCGGGTGTGACGCCCTCGATGTGCCAGCCTTCGCTGTAGTACAGCCGCTTCATTTCCTGGATGACGGATAGACCGCTAGCCTTACTTTCAATGATCAGATGGTCAACGCGGAACTTCTTGCAACTGTCGGCGATCCACTCGACCAAACCCCACCGCTTATAGGTTCGCGCCTTCCATTCGGCGTAGGTTTCCCGGTCCAGCCGGTCGCAATCGACGCCGCGCAAATTGAGGAACTTGCGCCAAGCATACATCAACATCACCTTGTCGTAGCCGTCGCGATCCTTGAAGACGCCGAGAACGACGAAACCCGTGGGATCGTTGCTTTCGTTCTCGGTAAAAGCCGTGTCGGCCGAGGCCATGACAAAGCTGCATGGCGGGAATTGCCCATCTGGAGCGTCCCAGCGCTTCCACCAGGCTTTTTCGAGGATGCCGCCTGTTGCAGGCGCCGGCTCTTGTTGAAGCCGCCCAGCGGCCATGTAGGGGCCAAGGCTGATCTTGAGTCGACGGACGGCATCGGCCGGAAACCGCGCGGGAAACAGCAGCTCGCCAACTTCGCGCCTAGGATCACGCCAAACATGGATCGGATTGCCCTTGGCATCGCGTTTGAGAACCGTCTTGCACGGTTTGCCGGGGTCGTATTCCATCGGCAACTTGAGGTGCGTCCACTTGCCGGACTTATATTCATCGCTGTTGATGACGAGACCCGAAATGTCCTCTGTGTGCAGTCGCTGCATGTTCACAACGATCGCCGATTCGCTTTGGTTGTTCTTTCTGGTTGAAGAAAATTCTTTCCAATACCGCTCGGCTTGGCTCCGGTCAGAATCGCTTTCAACCCCGTCAAGATCGTGGGGGTCATCAAGAACGGCAATCAGATAACCGAACCCAAGGACGCCAGACCGAACAGATGACGAGTGACGCGCTCCGCCAGCAGTATTGTGAAAATCCCCGACCGCGTTTCTGTCCTTGCGCAGCTTGACCTTATCACCCCAGTAATGCTGATACCATGGCGACAGGATCAGGTCACGGCAGTCTGCAGCCTGTTTGTGCGAAAGCTTGTCGTTGTAGCACGCAGCCAGAAATTCGACTTGCGGACCAGAGTTGAACCCGATCTCGCTCTGTGCCCATGTCCACGCTGGCCAGCAGACGGACGTTACAAGAGTTTTCGACCCACGCGGCGGATAATTGATCAGCAGATTCTTGATGTGACCGCGCGTCACTGCCTCAAGGTGCATACACAGAGCGTTGACCGGCCAGCTCTCTTGATACGCGCTCGTGTCAATATAGCGCCAGGCCGCTTTGACGAACGCTGACAGCGATTGCTCGAACGGCTTGCGCTCAAGCCTTCGGCGCTTTTCGATCAGCAGCGCTATCTTCCGGTCGCGGAGGGAGGACATCAACCATGGATGAAGGAATACGCGGCCATTGAGAACGCCGCCACTCCAAGGAGTGGCAGGACGATAATTGAAACGTCAAACGCCCGCTTAAGAAACATCACATTCTCTCAGTAAATCTCCGTCCCGTCTTCCATGACCAGGACCGCCTTGGCCGCTTTCCGCTTTTCTCGCTTCGCGACGGCGCGCCGCGTGTTTTGCGATTGTTCGTATTGAGTCGCCCATCGAACATTCCCCGGCTCATAGTGGCCATTAACATCAATGCGGTCTATCGTGTGCAAGGGCGTCGGCGGCTCGCCAATATGAGCATAAAACGCATCGAAATCGTGCAACCATTCGTCAGCCACTCGAATGCCGCGCGCGCCGTGGTAACGGTATGATTTCACATTCTTTGGGTTGTAACAGCGCGTCTTCATCGCATTCCACGTCCGATAGACTTTGGTTCGGCTTAACCCGTGAGTTTTATGAATAGTCTCGCCGACGATTTTAGCCGAGCACTTCCGGCATGATAGAGATTTTCCTGATTTGATCGCGTCAGCCTCGCAAATCCTTTCTTTTCCACATGCGCACCGGAACCGGAACTGATAGCCGCGTTTAGCGCGCCCCACATATTCCACGACGGTCCACCTATTGAAGACCGCCCCCGGCCGAAGCCCCGTAACTTCGCAGACGACAACATCCTCGTTTTCAAAAACCCAGGTGCTTCGATCCTGCATCCTAAAACCTTCGAGTTGTATCGGCGCACAATTGCTGCCGAGTTACTCGCGTAATAGCACTTTTTCGCCCGCTTTTCCACACCCAGAATCAGCATTATGTAAGGTCGCAGATGCAACTTACAGCTTTCCTATAACTCCGGGATGGTTTGGATTAGCGAGTGCGAACTCAACCATCTTGACCACATCCGCCAACCTTGAGCCAAGCTGCCCCTCGGTGAGCAACGGATCGCCGCGAACCACTTGAAACCCGAGCGCCATTTGCCCACAGCTAACCCGCACGGTAATCATACCGTCGTCATCCTTCGCCTTCGGCTTGTTGATCTCATCTGCGATCATGTCAGTGCCTCGCCTCGCTGCCTTCACCCGTGACTTCGTTCATCATCTCGGCAAGCTCGCGGTCGATCTGCTCATCTGTCATCTTCGCGAAGTCCCCAACACCGCCGACTTCCTTACGCTCGATGAACATGGCCAGCTCTTTGCCGAGCAATTCAAGGGCGCGATTTGCGCCAGCGGGATCGTACAACTCGACATCTCGCGTGATCTCATCGCCGGTTTCTTTGTCAATTTTCGTAACCGTAGCTTTCTCTTCACCGAGGCACAGCCTCGCGTTGCGCATCAAACGTGAAAGCACCCAAGCCTTGTCTAGCTCAACCTTTTTAGCAGCCTTAGTCGAAAGTTGGTCAATTCTTGACCTCACCTTAGCGTTTTTCAGTAACTTGCTAGCATTTGCGTCACATGCTGCGTCGTTTGCCCCATAACCAGCCCGTTTATACGCCTCGCGACCCGAAAAGTTGGATGCTATGGCCTGAGCAAAAAGCTCCCACTTCTGGTTCTTGAGGACTGGCATTATCTCAACTGCTCCACAATGGACCGATTGATATCATCCCTCAGCGTGACCACTGCACCGTCGCTTGTGACCGTGACCGACCCAACGTCAATTTTTACCGTCTCGTTCACGATCTCCTTCCGCAAAATAGCCTTCTGCGTTTCCATCGGGAACAGCAATAAAAGGGGGGCCCGCTTAAACAGCGCTAGCGGGCTCTTGCCGATCTTGGCTTCGTGAACCACGCGCTGGTTCTTGAGGGCTGGCATTGTTAGAAGTAGTCCTTGAGATTGACGAACTGGGTTTGCTGGCTGCCGTAAAGCCCATCTTGGGTAAGAGAACGAGGCACAAAGGCGTCTGGCGAGCCTTGCGGTTTGGGTGCCGGGGTGGACTTGGCGAGCTTATTCAGTTCGGCCACCATTTCTTCGACGGAAAGATCGAATATGTTCCTGGGCAATTCACGATACCCGGCGGCAGCCATGTCCATTGGCTTCCCAACATCAACAGCCGAGGTAATGGCTTCGATCTTGGCAACGACTTCCTTGTTCCTGGTGTCACCGATTTCAGCGGTGGGCTTGCGAACGAGCCTCTGACCAAGCCATTCTGGGCCGCACCATATCCATCCGTTCTTCATCTTCTCGTTGAACCTGTTGGTCCATTCGTATGTCCAGCCTGCCTCGCGGACAAACTCTGGCTCCGGCCCGGGCAATCCTTGGTTAGGCGATGGGATGTGCTTGGGCTCAAGGTCGGGCTTGGCAACAGAGACGCCAGTAAGGCCTGTTTGCGTCGTGTGGGTGCATGGCGGTAGGTCAGACTTGGGATTCTCGACAATACGGTATTCAAGATCGCCTACCCGCCGGAACTCACCACCCGGCTTGTTGGACGACACCACCACAACTCTTGCTTGGCTAGCCTTGCGCAGCAAAGCACCCACCACATCCTCGAAGTCGCTCTTCATGAGGGCGCGGCCGTGGTTGCCTTCGGTGCGTCTGGCAAAATCCTGCCAGGCGGTTTCAATTAGATCGGCGAGGGTGGTCATGACAGAACCTCCGTGGCTGCGGCGGGAGCCGGGGTGTCCCCAGGCGCGTCGGATGGGGCAGGAGATGGGTCTGCGACCGCTGGCGGTGCCTTCCTGCCCTTTCTGACGGGCATCGGCGTGACGTTAGGGTTCATAGGGCTCGCTTCCGTTTCAGCGGTTCCTGGCGAGGGCAGCGCGCCTACTGGGTCGACGGTTGCCGGCTCCGATTCATCGAACGCCGCAATTGCGTCTCGGTAAGCTTCGAGGATGGCGACCTTTTCTACCGCGCTATCCGTAGACGCGAGCGAGTCGCCGATCATCTTGTCAGCGCGGGCCTTGTGATCGTCGTAGACGTATTTCGACATTGAGAAATCCCCTGATTTAACTTATACTGATTTGCCTAAGTCCGCCACTTATTCTTGACGTGAACGCGCCAGGGAAAGCACTCCTGATCCATCCACTTGGCACCGCAGATGTTGCAGTACTGCCATTTGGTTTCTGGGATAGGCTGGCGGAAATTCCCGAAGTTCTGACCCCATGCCATATCGTATAAGTGCAAGTCCTTCACGCACTCACAGATCACATGGCCATTCTCGCAGGTGACGATCTCGCCGCGCTTGATGACTGGCTTCTCAGCCATGCGCGGGTTCCTTCTTACGCTTGACCACCTTGTCCCTGTAATCCATGACAGCCGCCATTACCGCATCAGTCACGGTCGGGATTGGGCGGCCAGCGCGCCTAATGTCGTCAATCGCGGCCCAAAACGCATCGTCAACGCGGATGTTGAGCTGCTTACGCAATTCTTTTTCCATCCCATCTACATACGCGAGAGGGA